CGATAATGACGAAAAAGGATACCGGAATCAATACGGAGAAGATGATCGAAAACGATACCAGGACGCCAACATGCGACTTGCGGCGTGTGAGCAATCCGAAATGCTGGAGCCGCAATTAGAATTTGTGGATTCGTGCATCGCCACATATCACCAGACAATTGAAAAGAAGAATGCAGACCTTACCGTGAGAGAAACGGAACAGGTTAAAGCATGTCAATCTTTGGAATTGTATCCACCGACAAAATAGTCTTAGCAGCCCATGTTGCTTTTCGTTTTAGCTTACTATCCTCAGACGGAGGGCGTCTATGTAGAACAGACTTTCCCTTATGTGAAGCCGACATCTTTTGTTTTGTGACATCCGAATGTTGTTTTCCTATATGAGCCTGTCTCATGTTTTCCCGAACATCCAAGGAAAAATGTTTTCCTTTCATGGGACTTGGTTTACCTATTCTTGAAAGTCGTATTTTATCTTTGGTGGACTGGGATTGCTGTGTTCCATACATCGGATTGCCCGTACCAATCATTGATTTACTTCGCTCCAGATAAGCAGCGGCAGACAGAGTTGCGCCACCATCGCCACCAAACGTCATGTTGTACCCGTAGCCAGCGATGTAATGGGAATTTTCTTCTTTGATGAAGCGAGATTCCATTTCATTTTTTGTCTTGTCTTTGTCGGTTGACGAAAACAAGACTTCGACGACAAACGCCTCCGACCCGTATTGTCGAATAGCGTTATAGAGAAGTCTTCCTGATGGTCTCTTCTTCAAATCCCGTTTGGCAAGAGCATCCCGGCAATGTTCGGCAAGACGTTTCTCAGGAGCCTTACTCGTGAACCCGATGTACGCCTTTCCGTTAACTAGATTGAGAATCTTATAGATGTGATATGTCATCTGCCTCTATTTACCATCTCTCTAGACATCTCAAGAATTTGTGCTACTATGTCAGTGTATGCCAATAACAGTAGGTCAGATCAAGAAAATTTTAGGTAAGCTGGACGGTGTAACCTTTACCAGTCGTGAAGAATTAGAGAACGCAGTCTACCCGTTGTTTGGGCCGCTGCAACCGGCCATGCCGGGGATGACATATCGAGATTTGGTTGACATCTTGGTTCAAAAGGGATGGGTCGTTTGGGACCGGGGTGACAATACGCACGTTTTGAAATTCCCACCTGAAAAGGGAGAAGCCGCCCCACTCGGAAATTACAAAGCGGCAAGAGCAGAAGATTTTGACACGTTGGGGCTTACTACCAAAGCAGATCAAGATCCCAATCCATCCTCCTTCAATCCGTCCTTCCGTGAAATCGCTCTCTTGGTGGGCCTTCACAGTAACGGGTCCACCAGCAACGATCTGGGATTTGATTCACTGATCGCCAAAGGTCTGGTTGAGTACGTCAACATCTCCGACCCCATTTCCGAAGAAGAAGCGGATGGCGTCAAACAAAACATTGCCACTTCCAAGACGCAAATTGTCGCTGCCATTGTCAACGATGACTTTACTAAGGCAAGTGACATCATCATCGACATAATCGATGCTGAGAATTACATGAACTCCACCGACAACATTTTTAAGTTGACGGATACGGGTAAGTCCTACATGCAGGATCAGGCGGATTCACTTCTAGACTAAGATGGCATTAGAAGATGAAGAAATTTTTGCTGATCGAGCGCTCCTAGATTGGGCACGAGAAGCACCACGTTCACCGGCCTACGATGAGGAACTTAATGAGGAACAGGCGGCTGCGTTGGAATATGAACGTCAAAAATGGATGGAGTCCCGCCCCAACGTTCCGTCCGGTTATGATGACGATAGTTCAATTCGAGTGACCGGTCCCGGTACACATCTCAACCAAAATCTGTGAAGAAGCCCAGTAAAAAACACAAGTGAAAGGTAGTAAAAGGTAGACATGAGCGACACAACGACCCTCACCCCGCAACAGACGTTTGAAGAGAACATCAAGGGACGGATGCGCAAGGACATTGGGGAATTGCTTCCTGATAGCGTACTTGCCGACTTGATGCAAAAGTCTTTGACGGAAATGTTCTTCACTCGGCGGGAACACGAAGAAGGATACGGCTACGACAAACGAAAAATAATTAAGTCGTCTTGGTTTGACGAAGAAGTTACCAAAGTTCTAGACGCTCAACTTCGTCAAACCATCAGAGAATACTTCGACAAAAATGGTGATGCTATCGCTGCCACTGTTGCCCAAGAGATCGCTCAGCAAGCACCAAAATTGCTGGCAAACATACTCATCGAAGCGATCACACAAAAAGTTCACGCCATCGAAGCGAATGCACAAATGACGATGGAGAATCGTTTACGTGAGGTTCTGGGGCAGTCATTACGATGAGCACGCTTCGCAAGGCGTATTCGTTCGACGACGTGATGCTGATCCCTCGCTACAGCACACTCGATAGCCGATCCGATGCTGATCTCAGCACTACCATAGCATCAATCAAACTTAAAATTCCGATCATCGCTGCCAATATGTCTTCGGTGTGCGGCGCTGAAATGGCCAGTGCATTAGGAAAACTTGGTGGGCTTGGCATCATTCACCGGATGTGCTCTGTTGAAGAACAGGCACACATTGTTGTGAAAGCGGCGGGATACTCATTGGGCGCAGACTTAGACAGTGAGGGAGCTTATCCGATTGGATTTTCCATTGGCGTCGGTGACGACTGGCGAGATCGCATGGAAGCCTGTAGGAACTACGCCCATATCGTTTGTCTTGACATCGCTCATGCTCACCATGAACGGGTCGTGAAACTCTTGAAAGAGTATTATGCAACGTACAAAGATTACCCGATCATCATTGGTCAGGTAGCGACGCCAGAGGCAGTAAAGCTTCTTATTTCAACAATTCCCAATATAAAATACCTCCGCACGACCGCATTCAAAACTTCAATCGGCGGCGGCTCACTTTGCACCACCCGAATCAAAACTGGATTTGGAATTCCTACATTCCAAGCTGTCGTGGATATTCGCAACATGTCTGTCGGATCGCATTTTCCATTCGTTGAACGTGGACTGACTCTAATTGCAGACGGTGGAATCAAGAACGCCGGTGACATCGTGAAATCATTGGGTGCGGGTGCTCATGCGGTGATGGTTGGAAATTTGTTGGCTGGAACCGACGAAGCGCCCGGTGAAATGATAATCCAGTACAACCGGGCGTTCGGCGAGGCCGGGCAAAAGTACAAACTGTATCGAGGATCGGCTTCGTTTAGTGACAAAGTGCAACGTGGAGAAGAACCCAAGCACATCGAAGGGGAAGAAACTTTGGTACCCTACAAAGGGCCGGTAGCTGGCGTGATTTCTAGTTTGGTGGACGGCATTAGGTCTGGGTTCTCCTATGGCGGCGCTCATACCCTTCAGGATCTTCATGAAAACGCTGAGTTCGTAGAGATTACGCCTTTGGGATTTGCTGAAAGTCTCCCTCACGGCAAATAGCCCATTGACAAGATCCTATCTACCGTGATATGGTAGATCATCTTGCGGTCTAGAAAGGAACACTGATGTTTAAAAACGTTAGCGGTGGATGCCGAATGGACGGGTTCATTAGTGGGATGTTGGTTCTGGTCGGAACTGCGTGGATCATGAGCAATACCAGTTCTATCAAACATGTGGTGATGGAAATCGTGTTGGGAAACGTGGGAATCATGTTCTTGATTGCCTGCTATGACACATGGTGTCGCAAACAGCGGGTCGTTTACATCGACAGAAACGCCAATCACCAAAAGGAATTTCAACAATGAACAAAATCGTGAACAGAATCGAAAAGGGTGGTATTGGTGGTTTCAGCGGATTCGCCGGAATCATTTGCGGCATGTTGACTTTGGTTGGAAGTGTGTGGGCGATGAACAACCTGAGTTCTATTCGTGGACATGCGATCATGGGCGTTGTATTCTTGATTGCCTGTTATTGCGTCTGGGGTGGCAAGTGGCGGAACATTTGGTTTAATCGAGGATCGGGTTCTCCTTCTGGATCGGGTTCTCCTTCTGGATCGGGTTCTCCTTCTGGATCGAGTTCTCCTTCTGGATCGAGTTCTCCTTCTGGATCGGGTTCTCGTGAAATCGGCGCAGCGCACCGGAAGAATATGAGTGACATACCCGAATCTGAAGTGGCCTCGGCGCTTTTTGAAGCTTACCGGCGACAGGGCGTCGATATTACACCATATCTGACAAAGCCAAACCCAAATCCTCCGGCAGGCTCTTTGAGTTCGGTGGTCGGGCCTACCGTTGGATCAATCATCGACGCCGGGTGGCAGGCACTTCGGGATGAAGATGAGTTGGCAACCTGGACTCCTGAAGAGTGGATGGGCCACAATCAGACCATGCGTCATCGGGGACTACCTCAGAATGGTCCGAAGAAGTATTGGGATAAGCAGTTCTATGATAATTCTGAGTTGTGGAGTATTCCCGGTTGTGAGTGTGGATGTAATAGCATAAAGATGCTAGATCAGGCAGAGAAAACCGCTCTTCTTGAAAATCGTCAACGCCTGCTCGAAAGTTAACGAGAATCAAGCCCATCTTCGTATCACGGATCATAAGTATTATACGAAAATGGGATTATCGTTTCTTCTAGATGAAAATTTGCCGTCGTCTCTGCTCCGCTCTTTGCGGGGAGCCGGGTACAATACCGTCCGCTTGAAGACGCAAGGCATTTCTGATACTGAAGTTCTCAAAAACGCCAAGGATGAACAACGAACGGTCATCACCTTCGACCGGGATTTTGCCAACACCCTTTGCTATCCACCAGAAGAGTTTTCCGGTATCATCCTGTTGCGTCGGAGATCGGGTTTGCTGAGCGTGACTGACATTCAAATTTTCACCAATCGTCTTTTGGAGCTTCTTGAAGGTACAAACTCATTTGACGGCCAACTTTTCATAGTCGATAGAGCTAAGGTTCGGCAGTACCAGGGCTTGACAAGTATCTGCAAAGAAGCTACAATTAGGTAGAGATGATACTTGATATAGTCAAAACCGACGAACGAATCATGAAGCTGATGCCGGGTGCATCTACCCATATACTACGGCAAATTTGCAAAGACGTGAAGACCTTTAACCAGGATCTTCATGACTTGACCCAAAATTTGGTTGAAACGATGTTTGCGGCCAATGGCGTTGGCTTGGCGGCTCCCCAAGTTGGCGTGCCTCTCAGCATTTTTGTGATGCGCACCGCACAGGGTATAGAATTAGACACAAAGGAAGTCCACATCCTGATTAACCCGACCGCTGCGATGTCTGGGGAGACCTACAAGGACATGGAAGGGTGCTTGAGCATCCCCGGCCTCCTGGGTCGAGTGCAACGCTACAAGCAACTGGCGTGCGCTTGCCAGGACACAGAAGGCAAACCTCAGGTAAATACCCTAGATGGGCTTGCCGCCCGCATTTTTCAACATGAACTAGATCACCTTTCCGGTGTTCTTTTCGTGGATCGGGCCGACAAATTTTATCGTCCGGTCGATCCCATTGGGGCTTGTGAATTTCGGCCCGCAAACCACGGCGAGATTGCCGATCAACCGTCTACATAGATGTGTGAGCGATTTATTTCCTTTCCTGTCAAAAGATCCTGACGATGACATTTGCGAAGAAGGCGGCGGCACGATTATAGATCCGTGCGAAGGGGACCCGGATCTGCGTAGTGGTGAAGACGTTTACGGTTGCTGCGATATCGATCAATCCGAATGCGATGATGACGAAATCGTTGAACCAGGAGAACCGAATTCCTACGAAATTGATTCGGCTGTGGAACGACTTGAATACATCTTCGACAAAGCCGGTTTGCTGGCGTCCATCTTCAACAATGGTGATGAGCTTTTTTTGGAAGATTAGCGAAAGTGCTTCGGTTCGAGATGGATTGTAAGTGGTTGCACGTGATTGAACCCGTGTTGTTTCAACAGTTCGTTGCTGTGAAAGGGTTTCTTTAGGGCCGGGTCCAGGGACAACGTGATGTGGTAGGTGATGCCGTCTGGCCGCTTCGTGGTGCCGTTGATTTCGACCACCAGGGCTTCGATGCCTTCCCCGTTCTGGTAGCCGATTACATGAGCTTCGTGGGCTATTGGCGGCATGTCGTCGCCGACTTGGGCCGGGAACTTATAGGTGACGTGCTCACAGTATGTCCTAGAATACTTCGGCTCAAAATGACTCAACAAGAGCGACCGGCTGGATTTGGTCAGTTCATAACCAAGGTAGCCGCCCTTGGCGGTGACCTTTGAAAACTCTTTGAAACTATCCATATTGCTATTTTACAACAGATACATCTAACTTGTCAACTGGAAACTTGACAGATTTCAAATCTGTGGTGGAATAGGTATCAGATGAAGAAATGGCTATTTCACAGTTCAAACAGAATTTGACGAAATAGCATTTGGGAGTATCATTAATTATGGTATAAACGCAAGAAATAAGCGGCTTGCCATTGCTGGCAAGAATCGGGAGGCTTGCGTTTATACCAAAAGAGTGACAGAGCGTATCTGAATCTGGAAAGTTTCATTATTTGGGCCGGGAGTTAACCACCGGCCCGACTCCAAAAAAATGCAATACAACTACATTCAACAATATCCACATTGCGATTTTAAAATCCTTCATTCACCAGAAGATAAGTGTTTTTATTGCGACGCCCACCCGGATTGGCAGGAGCTTCGTAAAATGTGGGGTATTGCTTTCACAGGACATTCTGATGAAAAAGATGAATATGGCAATCCATTAATTCCATGTCCGTCTGAACAACAACGACCGTTAGAAATTATCAACAAGTGGCATGGAAACGTGCCGGTGACAAAAGAAGAGCATGAGAACCGTTCCTGACTGGCACAGCTATTTCATGGCTATGCTGGGACCAATTTCCAGCAGAAGTAAAGATCCAAATACCCAAATCGGTTGTGTAATCACCGGGCAGGATCACAACATCCGCTCGACCGGCTATAACAGCTTGCCTCGTGGTATCCGTGACGACGTGCCCGAACGCTATGAGCGCCCAGAGAAGTACATGTGGATTGAGCACGCTGACCGCAACGCCATCTACGCCGCCTCTCGTGTCGGAACTCCGCTAGAAGGCTGTTGCATGTACCTATCAGGTATACCTTGCATGGATTGTGGTAGAGGCATTATCCAAGTGGGTATTGTGGAAGTGATCTACGATGCCGTAAGACAAGAAGCATGGGCCAAAACAACACCCCGCTACGTCCCTGACTGGGAACGTGTTCAGATTTTACTTGGGGAAGCGGAAGTCAAGTTGACGCCATGGCAGGCGTAATCTTTTAACGATAATCGGAGTCACCATTTAACCTAAATAGTTGTGGTGAAATTAACTTACACCCAACTTCTTGAGGGGTTCTCTTTCACGGGAACTTATCTGTACAGCGTCAAAGCGGATGCTGAAGGTATCGCAGCGATGTTGGGGCTTTCTGGTGCGTTTCCAATGCAAACCGATGAAGGGTTGTTTTGGATGCCGGGTCATGATTATGACGAATTAATGGCAAGAATTTTCGCACACTGGACCGTCCCCGATCAAGCTACCATTCCTCAAACGTTCCCACAAGAAAAACTTTCGTTTACAGGGTTCCTAGATACTCAACAGAGGAATAACCAATAATGCCCGTTTACAACTATGAATGCAGCGAGTGTAATGTTCAATTTGAACGAAAATTACCCATGTCTGACAACAGTTTACCCGAATCCAATCCATGTCCAGAATGCTTTAAGCCGCAATGTGTGAAACAAATTATTGTGTCATCTTTTGCAATAGGCGACCCAATAAGACTAGGAATTAAACGACCCGATGCAGCATGGGGAGAAGTTTTGAGTAAGGTGCAGAAGGCGCACCCAAGGGGAAATTGGGCCAACAAGAAATATGTCCCCAGTTCCGGGAGATAGTCTCCAATTTTAATGCCTTCAGGAGCAGTAAGGCAATGTCAAAACGCAAGCAACGCAATAATAGTAGTGAACACTCGCTGGATCAGAGTTTCAGACTCAAGAAGATCAGTCCGATGACGGATACACAGCAAGATGCTTTCGATGCTTATTACGAAAACTTCAATTTGTTCTTGTATGGAGTTGCTGGCACAGGCAAAACTTACATTTCTCTTTATTTGGCGTTGAAAGAGATTCTAAACCCGAATTCACCGTTTCGCCAAGTCTACGTGGTTCGTTCTTCGGTTCCTTCTAGGGACATGGGTTTCATGCCCGGAAAGCTGCAAGAAAAGATGCAGGTTTACGAAGCTCCCTACGTTGGCATGATTAACGACTTGTTTGGCCGGGGCGATGCATACGAAATCGTCAACACTAAAAATGTCTTCAAAATGGTGTCCACTTCATTCCTTCGTGGAACGACCTTTGAAAACTGTATTATGATTGTTGACGAAACACAAAACATGAATTACGAAGAATTGAAAACAGTCATCACACGATGTGGAAATAACAGTAAAATCATTTTTTGTGGAGATGTTTGCCAAAATGATCTATATCGAAGTAAGTTTGATACCACCGGGATGCCAGAATTCATGCAGATAATCAGTCAAATGGAATCGTTTGAACTTATAGAATTTGCTGCGGAGGATGTTGTGCGAAGCGGTATCTGCAAGGAGTTTATTCTTGCGGAATTGAAACTTGCTGCGGTGAACAATTCAACAGTCGCCAACCTTTAGCAGGTCCTTTAACAACAGGTTTTTGTGTGTGGAGTGTTTTCACTATCGTTGTTGGTTGAAAGGAATGTTCTTTACAAAAGGATTGGAGACCGATTACTTCGACCTGTTCGCCGGTAGGAGATAACAAAAGCCATCTTCGAGAGATTGGGTTTTTATCACCACGATTTCCATAATTTGGATTTTTATCACCAATTCTTTGTTTTGCTTGGTCGGACATAACAATACGGGCCGCATCCGTGTGTTTGTGACCAAACATTGGATTGGAACTACCAGAGAAACGCTGTCGTCCTATCTCACGCATTCGTTCAATCATAGCTGGTGTTCTCTTCTTACCTTTGTTGGCTTGAGATAATTTTATACGTGTTTCTGGAGAACGGGGTGGCTTGGATTTTCCTTTTCTAGTTTGACTCATTTTACATCTAGATTCTGGTGAATGTCGATTCCCAAACCAGCCCTCTCCACCATATGTCATATTATAACCAGAGCCGCCCTTTATGTGAGTATTGTATTCCAAAATGAAATGTCGTTCCATTTGATTCAAGGTATGGTTTTTATCCATACTACAATAAACGACTTCACATACAAAAGAATTCCATCCATAACGACGGATGGCAGAATGGAGCACACAAGAGACGAGTGCCTTGCGGTGAGTATTCATCCGGGCATCCAAATTAGTAGTAAACCCAATGTAGCATTTTCCATTGACGGTGTTTGTTAATTTGTAAATGAAACATACCATATGAGATATATAGAATGAGGATTTATGCAAGAATATTACTGTCATCTTTGTTTGGAATGGGAAGATGCGGCCTATTGTGAAACGCATTTTGAGATGGCCCACGGCCAAAAGAAGGTCACCTTTGAAGCTCTTAAAGCTCGCCTTGCGTGTTTGGGTGGTTTAGATATCAGAGAAGGGCCACCGCCTGAAAAGTCTGTTGATGAAGATCGAACGCCCAAATCGGAAGGGGAAGCGTGGATGTGGAAAGACGAATATGATCCCAACGCACCCATTATCACAAATAACTTTCGGCATAACGTGTAGTAACCTTGACAATTTCTAGAACTGATCTATCATAGAGATAGCATTTTCTCACATCGTCCGTGAAAACGGACGTGGATTTAAACAATGAACAAGGTTTTTACACACATACCACTGTCGAATCCACCTCCTGATCTGGAGTGTGTCACAACACCAACTGCACGGCACTATGTTACGCCCGATGGAAATCGTTATCCATCAATCACGACCGTGCTCTCCATTTTGAGCGACGAAGCAATTGAAGAATGGCGTCGCCGGGTTGGTCAGGAAAAAGCTGCCCAAATTTCAGAATACGCTTCCAATCGTGGAACGAACCTCCACGCTTGTCTAGAAGATTACATCAAAAACAAAGAGATCATTTTTCCAGAAGACAAGAAAAGCCGTGTCAAGATTATGTTCAATCGCATGAAGCGAATTTTGAACGACGTTGATGATGTCGTGGCCCAAGAAATTCCTCTCTATTCAGACAAGCTGGGGATCGCTGGCCGATGCGATTTGTGTGCGTCTTATAAGATGCTTCCTTCGACCATTGACTTCAAAGGATCGACTAAAGCCAAGAAGAGAGATTGGATTTTAGGCTACTTCATTCAGGCGACGGCGTATTCGTTGATGATCGAAGAACGCACCGGCCACAAAACAGAACAAATCGTGATCCTGATGTCCGGGGAAGAAGATTTCTCGGCGCAGGTTTTCGTAGATGACCGCAAGAATTACATCCACCAACTCAACGAAGTAATTGCCCGTTATAAGCAGGAGAACCCATGTCCAACCCAATAATGACAAGAAAAGAAGTGTACGAATTGATCGATAGTGAACGTGACTATCAAGACAATTACGTCACACCCGGATTCGCAGCAAACATGAAGCCAAATGACCCGGAATTCGAGAAACTCGGAGAACCATATGATGTCGCTGAAGAAGTGCTGATGATTCAGTCCTACGCTTCAGCGCTGCCCAATCTGTTCACTCAGAATTCGGGCTACAATCCGACTCTAGTCGCCGTTCGCAAGATCGCCGCTTTGTGTGTGCGTTGCATGGAATATCACGGGGCACCAACTAGATGAGCCACACACTCAGCCAAAAGGAAATCACAAGTATTCCGGCTGGCCGGATCATGAACACGTTCATTGCAGAATACGTGTTCGGAGAATTTTCACACCGATGGAGCAACAGTCAACAGAAAGATTTGCCATGGCATTGGTTTGAAGATCATCCACGTGCGTGCGCCGAAGATGACGGTGGATATTGCACTGCTGATTCAGTGCCCAATTATAGCGGTGATCTCACACGGGCGATGGAAATTGCTCAAGCAACCCTTTTCCAAAACTTTCCGTTGGTCACTCATACAGAAAACACCAAAGCCATTTTTCCGGCAATGGAAAATCGATTTTGGGCGACGTTTTCAAAAATTCCTTTTGACCAACACTCACACTATCATAATACGTGGGGTTCGGGTGACACATTGGCCATGGCCATTTGTCGTGCCGCTCTAATGCATCCGGTGTGTTCATTTTAAAATGATCTATCTTTGGCTTGATGACGAACGTCCAGCACCGCTCCATGCGGATTGTGGTGTGGTATGGACGGTGGTAAAGACAGCGGATGACGCAATCGAAGCTTTGAAAAAAGGCGACGTGGAATTTGCTTCACTCGATCATGACCTAGCTGATGAACACTACCAAGAATTTTTTCGGGCGCACGAAGAAGGCAGAGCCGTTGACACCAGCCAATGCAAAGAACGAACTGGATACGACGTTCTCAATTGGATGGAAGAGAACGACGTGTGGCCACCGGCAGGCGTTCGCATCCACACCGCTAACACATCTCGTGGTCCAGTGATGGTCGGTGTTGTTCAACGACATTATGGAAGGCACTTTCAGTGGAGTTGGCCCTGGAAGGAAACTAATTAAAAGACAGAGAACAGAAAGGGGCATGATAAAGAAAATAGGATTGGCCGGAAAAAGCGGCAGTGGGAAAAATGTAATTGCTGACATGATTTGCAGCAAGTACGGGTATCAACAGATTGCAGTAGCGGACGGGATTCGTCAGGAAGTGGCTCAGTTTATCCGTGCATCTATGGAAGGGTGGGCATGGAACCCGCCGAACAGTGTCGGCTGGGTGGGATGTTTGCTTCCCGTCATTGAAGAGTTGCCAGGATCTTTTGAAGTTGTACTAGAAGCTTTTGAAAAAGCGGTCTACGCCAAGCCAACGCCACCCGAAATCCGAGTCATGCTCCAATGGTGGGGTACCGAATACCGCCGTAGCAAAGATCCAGACTATTGGATCAAACAACTGTCCAACCGGCTCGACAACGATTTTGAAATTGTCATTTCGGATGTTCGCCTTCCAGACGAAATGAAAACCATCCGGGCGCACGGTGGTGAAGTTTGGTTGATTGAACGGGACGGCATTTCCCATGTCGGCATCGCTGGACATCTCACCGAACATGCTTTGGAAGATGTTGAATTTGATAGAGTAATCCAAAACAACGGCACTTTGGACGACTTGGAAAACTGCATCGAAACCCTTTTTCGTTTTTAGCTATTGACATCTTTATCAAGAGAGGATAGAATGTACCTTGACGTTGGTACATCTATCTTACGATGTAGATTTGGAAGGATGAGAAATGAGCTACGTAAATTTTGCTGATCCGGTACAACAACCGACAGGCGCAGGCAACGGTGCGTTCTCTAACCAGGATCTCTTAAACGTTGCAAACGAATTCACTTGGGCGACACAACCGTATTTCGGTTCATCCAATCAAGATATTATCTGTATCCCTTCATTATTGAATCCGGCCATTCAGTGGTGCGCCCCGAAAGCCGAGCAGTACATAGAACCCACGTGGAAGTCGGTCGTGGTTCCGGTTGTAGTGACACCGCCGCCACCGATTGTTGTTTGTGCAGGCACTTGCGGTACTCAGAT